TTAGATAAAAAAAATGGTAGAAAAACAAATAATGTTTCACAACAAAGATTTTTTAGTACAGATGTTGGTATGGAATTTTCAGCACAAACAGTTCAAGATATTAAGTGGGGTAGACCATAATGGAAGATATTATAAATTTATATAAACAATTTGGTAAATACAAAAATAATTCTAATAAAGATTTACATAATCATATTTTGCCATCTATACAATGTAATCAATTTAAAAAATTTGAAGATGATAAAGGTTTATATGGTTTTGTTAATTGGGCTTTTTTAAATAAAGAAAACGAAGATTATTATAAACAAAAAGGTATTATTAAAAACAATACTTGGCAAAGTGGAACTAATTTATGGTTATATGATATTGTTATTATAAGAAATGCAAGAATGGTTATGTCTTGGGTTTATAATTATTTTAAAGATTATTTAAAAACTAATGAGTGTATTAATTGGTTAAGATTAGATAATAATAATAACATTTATAGAGTATCTAAAAAATTTAAAAGAAAGTTTCATAGTTAAATGGGAAGTATTGTAAAAAAAATAATAGAACCAGTAGTAAAGGTATTTAGTAAAGCCTTATCATGGCTTGTGCCTACACCAGATATTCCTGATTTTGGTATAAGCGAACCAGATGATTTTGAAACTGGTGTTTTATTAAACAAACAATCTAATGACGCAAATATCCCAGTTGTTTATGGAACAAGATTAGTTGGTGGAACTAGAGTGTTTGTAGAAACTTCAGGAACAGATAATCAATATTTATATATCGCCATAATATTAGCAGAGGGAGAAATTAATGATGTTAAAGCAATTAAAATAGATGATAAGACAGTTACTTTTGCATCTTCTTTTTCTGATAATACTGCTGTTGAAGTTGCTAGTAGTGATGCTAACTTTTATAAAGGTGGAGAAAGTTTAATTAGAGTAGAACCTCATTATGGAACAGATGGTCAATCAGCATCAAGTTTATTATCAACATTATCTAATTGGGGAAGCAATCATAAATTATCTGGTTTAGCTTATCTTGCAATTCGTTTTAAATGGAATCAAGATGTGTTTGGTTCTATTCCAAAAATACAAACATTAATTGAGGGTAAAAAAGTAGTAGCATATAATTCAAGTTTAGTTGCTCAAACTGCTGCTTTCTCTACTAATCCAGCTTGGGTTTTATTAGATTATTTAACAAATGCTAGATATGGAAAAGGTTTAGCTATTGCAGATATTGATTTACAATCTTTTTATGATGCTTCACAAGTTTGCGTTACACAAGTAACACCATATTCAGGTGCTAGTGATATTAATATTTTTGATGCAAATGCAGTATTAGATACATCTAAAAAAATTATAGACAATACTAGAATCCTTTTAAAAGGTTGCAGAGGTTATTTGCCTTATACAAGTGGTAAATATAATTTAGTAATTGAAACAACAGGAAGTGCATCTATTACTTTAACAGAAGATGATATATTTGGTGGATTTTCTGTTTCAAGTCCAAATAAAAACGATAAATATAATAGAGTAATTTGTAGTTATGTTTCGCCTGAAAAAAATTGGCAAGTAGATGAAGTGCAATTTCCACCGATAGATGATTCAGGATTAGATGTTGCAGATCGTCATGCAACTATGAAGTCAGTAGATGGTGGATTTTTGCTAGAGGGTAGATTTGATTTTGGACAAGTTATTACATCTCCTTATCAAGCAGAAGAAATGGCAGAGATTATTTTAAGAAGATCGAGAGAAGCAATACAATTAAGTATAAATGCTGGTGGTAATGCTTATGATTTAGCAATAGGAGATATTGTTAATATAACACATAGTTCATTAGGTTATTCTGCAAAAGCATTTAGAGTTATCTCAATATCTTTTAATGAAGATTTTACAGTAGGTTTAAATTTAACTGAACACCAAAACTCACATTATTCTTGGTCTAGTAAAACTCAACAAGCAACTATTCCATCAACTAATTTACCTAATCCAAATGTTGTTCAACCACCAGCAAGTGTAACACTAAATGATACTTTAGTTGAATATAATGATGGAACTGTAATTGTAGCTTTAGATGTAGCAATAGGTGCTTCTCCTGATAGCTTTGTTGATTATTACCAAGTAGAATACAAGTTAAGCACAGATTCAGATTATATTATTTATGCACAAGGTTCAGGATTAAATCACAGAGTATTAAATGTAATTGACCAAAAAATTTATAATGTAAGAGTTAAAGCTGTAAATAGTTTAGGAGTATCATCAACTTATGTAACAGCAACTAGAACTATAATTGGTGCTATTGAGCCACCTAGTGATGTAACAGATTTTTCTTGTAATATTGTAGGACAAGAAGCACATTTAGGTTGGGAACAAATATCTGATTTAGATTTAGCATTTTATAATTTAAGATTTAGTAAAGAAACTGATGGTAGTGCAACATGGGAAAACTCGGTAGCTTTAGTTGAAAAAATATCAAGACCAGCAACTTCTATTTCTGTACCAGCTAGACAAGGAACTTATCTTATTAAAGCAGTAGATAAATTAGGAAACTTTAGTTCTAATGCAACTGCTGTTATTTCTAATGTAACATCTGTGTTAAACTTCAACTCAATAGCAACTCAATCAGAACACCCTAATTTTACTGGGACATTAACAAATACACTTATTTCTGATAATACAATTAGATTAGATTCATCAGAATTATTTGATGCAGCTAGTGGAGATTTTGATGATGAAACTACAAGATTCTTTGATTCAGGTGTTGCCAATGCTGATTTTTTTGCAAGTGGTAATTATTTATTTGCAGATGTTATAGATATAGGTGCTAAACATACAGCTAGAATTACAGCTACTTTATCACAATCCTCTGACAATCCTGATGACTTATTTGACAATAGAACAGGATTATTTGATTCTTCTTCATCTAACTTTGATGGAGATACACCAGCTAATGCAAATGCACATTTAGAAATAGCAACTTCAGATGATAATTCTACATATACAGCTTTTCAAACATTTGTAATTGGAGATTATACAGCTAGATATTTTAAATTTAGAGTTGTTTTAATTTCAAGAGATTTAGCTTCTACTCCTGTTGTATCAGAAGTAACAGTTACAATAGATATGCCTGACAGAATATTTAGTGAAAATAATATAAGTTCAGGTGCTGGAACTAAAACTGTAACATTTACAAACCCATACAAATCTGTTAATTATGCAGTAGGAATTACAGCAGAAAATATGGCAACAGGAGATTTTTTTACTGTATCAAACAAAACTGTCAATGGCTTTGATGTATTGTTCAAAAATTCAAGTGGAACAAATGTATCAAGAACATTTGATTTTATTGCAAAAGGGTTTTAAAAGGAGTATAAGAAATTATGGCACAACACGATTTTAACATAGCAAACGCATCATTCCCAACTGTAAGAGCAGATATTAACAATGTATTAACTGCAATTAACACAACACAATTAGGTGCATCTGCACCAAGTACAGCAGCACAAGGCACACTTTGGATAGACTCTGGTACATCAGGAGTTTTAAAATTAAAGTTGAATGATGGCACAGATAATATAGAACTACTACAAGTAAATATTTCAAGTAATGCAGTAACAAGCACAATGTCAGTTACAGGAACAATAGCTGAAACCGACCCAAATGCTTTACCACTAGCAATAGCTTTAGGATAAGGAGAATAAATGGCAAATACTTTTAAGGTAAAAACAAATGGTGCGATGCCCTCATCGGCTGGAACTCCACTTACTCTTTACACAGTTCCATCATCTACAACAACAGTAGTCATTGGATTAACACTTTGTAATATTCACACTTCAGCTGTAACTGCTGATGTTCAATTAGTATCAGACACATCAGATACAGAAACAAACGAAACAGTTTTATTAATTAAAGATGTCAGTATTCCTGCTGGTTCATCTTTAGAACTTTTAACAGGTGGTAAAGTTGTTCTTCAAACAACTGATATATTAAAAATAGATTGTTCAGTATCAGCTAAAATAGACGCAACATTATCAATCCTAGAAATAACATAGGAGTAATTAATGGCTTACATAGGACAAGCACCAGCAAATAAACCTGTAAGTTCTTCTGATTTAGAAGATGGCTTAATTACAAATTCTAAACTAGCACAAGATATAATTTCAGGAGAAACAGAATTAGCAACTGCACCAGCAGATACAGATGAATTTTTAATTAGTGATGCTGGAGTTTTAAAAAGATTAGACGCAAGTTTAGTAGGTGGTGGTGGTAAATTATTACAAACTGCTTTAGTCACAACAAGTACAGCACAAACAATATCTTCTTCAACTTTTGCAGATTTAACAGGAATGACAGTTAATATAACTCCTGTAAGTCAAACATCAAAATTTTTAATAATTGCACATATAAATATAGGAATGAATACAGCATCATCAGGTGGTGGAATTGATTTAGGTTTTAATGCTAAAATTTTAAGAGATAGTACAG